GTTCGTCTATTATCATCGGGTCCAAAACTACGAACGCCTCCAGATACAGCAGCATCAGCCGCACTTTCTGCCCTGGCAGCATCGGTAGCAGCCGATTCAGCACTTGCGGCAGCCGCTGATGCGCTACTGGCAGCTTGAGTTCTTGCTGTCGATGCCGTTGACGCACTACCACTTGCTGAATCGGCAGCCGTCTGAGCATCTGTAACAGCTTGCGTGCAGATACCGTTTGTGTTTTCATTTAAAGATCTAAGTGCTGACACTAAAGAGCCACGAACGTCCTCGCCGTCGTAAGCCTCGAGGATCTGCTGTATCTCTCTATTAATATCAGCTATTGTTGTTCCTGTTGCCATTTTGATCCTCCGTATTACGTATGTGCCACCAAAAGACCGTTCTTAAATGTCAGCTGTTGATTATTCCAACCAAGCGTTATGGATTCACCGGCCTGAGCACTTGCCTGATCGTCTCCGGTGTATAGTTTTCCGCTCCCTTTGGTTAATAAATATATATCGTCTTGAGCCGAGATAACTACGGTGTGATACCCTTGGAAAAGCATATCATCTGCACCATTTTCGTCATACTCAGTTTTACCGTCTTGGTTTTTTGCTATACCACCGACACGCAAAACGCCTGATACACTACCGGCATATGGATTAAAGAACATGAGGCCCTCATTATCGAGATCGACAAGCGGCGTTTCTATGTTGTTCGGACCGGTTTTACCAGATAAAACGCGAAATACACCATAATCGTTATAATTGCCACCGAGGATTAACTCTCCACCACGAATACGATCCGCAGACATTGTTCCCGCGGTTATTCGATCAGCCACTATTTCGCCATCAGCCGTAAGAGCAATATTTGCTTTGAACTTTTGTTCGTTGTATCCGGTAGGGCTAAATCCTAGACCACCAATATTCCACCGCCAAACACGGGCGTTAGAGTCTCTATAGTTTTCTATATCGGAAACAATTAGCTCACAAACTTTACCAGTATTTGGATCCTGTCGCAATGTTACAAATCCACCAGTAGCATTAGCTATCATATGAGAAGCTCGATCTTGAGCTTCTTTCAGTCTATTAGATGTACTAGTCTCTGCGGCCGTAATCTTATCGAACACATTCGATTGAGTCTCGGAAGATATGACGCTGAGTTGTGTTTTATGCTCATAACCGAGTGTGTAAGTAGACTGATCAGGGTCAAGCAAATGTATCTCTTGTTTCGTGCAAGGAAACCACTTGTCAAGGCCGTGTGGTTTACTAATCACTCGAATCTTATCACCAACATTAAGCGCGGCAACATCCCAGTTGAAGTACTTTCTATCTATCATTTTGATTTCGAGAGTCATGTCTTCAAACTGGTCGCTTCTTAAGTACTTCTGGGCTTTCTTCAATAACTCAGACGGGTTTGTTTCATCCGGGAATTCAACAACTTTTTCAATCCAGTCGTATTTATCTCGAAGTTTCTGGTTTACAACATACAGCGAATTCTTGTTAACCGATTCAACAGTCACATAATCATCGTATTGGTCAACCGCTTTTGGGTTGAATCGATTGAGCCGAAGTGGAACATCGCTCCCATAACCAGCAATCCACATTTTCGTAGCACCTGCTGGTATTTCAATCTTCTGTTCGATAGTGTCCGAAATTCCACTACCGCCCTCAGAAGAAGCAAGTATTTCACGATTGTCATTTCTTATTAAATAGGTACATCTTCCATTCTTCATTCGACCTGTGTAGAACATATACTTATCTAATAATTCGCCGTTCTGATACCGAATATTATATGGGCCATATAAAGTAAACTGCTTATTCAATGTGGCATCTTCATCATCACCTTGAATATCAGTATCAGCCTTAATCGTCGGAATCGGATCGGTAGTATTTCGTAATATTGCATTTGTAGCGTATGCATTCTTGGATGCAGTGGCTTGGTCGAACACGACCTCGCCGACCTCTGCGTCATTGGCATTGTCAAGTCTTGCACCCAACGGAATGATTGCCGTAGCTAGATCGGTCATTTCATACTTCTTAGTGAAATCAAGTAGATTGTCGCCGAATCTAACAGGGTTTTGTGTAGTTGCTTTTGGCCAGAACGCACCATTGTCCTTGTACAGGTTCAAATATCTTTTACCGCTAGACCACGTGATAACTAAATGGCCCTTAAGTTCATCGGCAAGATTCTTGATAAGGGTCAACGTATCCTCAAAAGAGGTAATTCGACCCTTGTCGGTGGTCTTGATGCCATCACTGTCAATCCAATTCAAGAACTCGCAGTTTCCGACATAGAACTTCTTTTTCGCTTTTACTTTGCTATTATGTGTGTCAAGAAGAGTCTTAAAGTATTTATCTGGCATGACAGTATCTTCAAATGTTCGTTGGGGTTGTCTCGTATCTCGAAGATAGTTTAACTCGCCCTCACAAGTAAACATTTTATTCCCGTCAAAATCTTGTTCTTCAGATATAACTCGTCCGCCCCATATGCGTTCAAATCCCCATCGACCTTTTGTTCTGCGTTCAATGGTTATCTCAGACGTCATTGGCATCACTGTGTATTTGCCATTTTCGTTATAATAACCGCCAGGACCATACGCCAGATTGTCTCGCGGTAACGTAAAGGTAAAGGAACCGGCAGAGTTATCTTCAAGGGTCAGTATTGGATCCAAAATATCAGTGTGTAGACCTGTTGTCGGACCGCTAGGATATACACATGAATAAATTATTAAACCATTACTTCTTACTACGTACATTAGCCGCTCCTTATAACATACCGGGTCTAAATTCTATAGAAACCCTTGCATCCACTGACCCCTTAAACGAAACGGTTAATTTATTGTTTTCTCTAAAGCCCGTAAATATCATGTCTAAGAAGTGGTAACAACCAGCCTCTTTACTATCCATGTTTGTTCCTGTTGGAGTCATTGTTAATGATGCCGACGCCAGCCCTCCAGTTGGATTTAATTCCTCATTAAACAAGCGAATATAGGTAACTTGTCCAGACAATATACGAAATACCGGAGTTGTTGGTTTTCTTCCGACTTGTCTGCCGGTAAAGGTATAAACCCTAGCAGCATTACCATTACTCGAAGCATCAAGATTATAAAATATCCCTCGACTAATAGTATCTCTTGAGAATACAAACTTGTCCCATGACCAAGACGGACTAACGCTTGTCCACCTCGATAACTTATACGGCTCAAAGTCGTAGTCGAGAGTTATCTGCGAGTGACTCTTGTCTGATTTTCGACTATTAACGGTCATTCGGCCGCGATAAAAATAGTCGTTGTCATCTGTAAGTCGAACGCTGAGTTGTTTTCCATGTAAAAAATTAAGGATCTCAGAATATAACACATCCCACGAGTACCACCCATTAAGAATGTAGAAATCCCAAGATCCTTGTCTTTGCCCATATTGCGGATAACCCGTAACAGCTTCAGTCAGGTCAATGACTCCATCACTGCCCGGGTTTTCTACGATTTTTGTTTTCACCGACGGCGGCTCGACGGCAAGAATGCCGGTCGGAACCAAATGCCAGTCAAGATGTGTGTCTCGTACGTTTTTATACCGGTCATTAATGATCAACCCATGTTCGCCATTATACTGACCGGTTTCGCCACGTCCTGCCATTTAGCGCCTCCCTCCTGCCATAACAGCTCTCCTACCGAGAGCCTGATCCATCCGTGCAACTGTTTTACCAACCAGAGTATTACCATCAAGGTAGATCTTCTGGTTTTCAAGATTATAATTAAGTCGAGCTAACTCATCATTCTGCCTCTGGATAGCAGACAGTAAGTCAGAGTTACCCTGTGTTGTAATAGCTGATAAGTCGCCTACTGCAGTTCCGACATCAACTTTACCAACCGATAAATTAGCACCGATAGCTTGTGTCATGTTACCAGCCATAAGGCTACGCATCGTAGTTATGCCATTTTGAATTCGGCTGATGTCTAATACTGGAGTGATGGTCGGGTTGTAATCAATCTCACCGAGACCAATGTCCAATCCTTCTGCGCCAGTTTGCATACCATCTACTGTTCCGCGCATAGCAGATACAGCCGCCTTAACCATCGTCTTAGCATTCTTGATGATACCATTGGCACCGCCAATCATTAAGAACTTACCCATCTCGAATGTCTTCTTTGATGGAGAAGCCTCTGCCGCCTCTGCTTTCATAGCATCGATGGTCTCTCTCATAGCGATCATAGCTTCATGCGTTACGATACCTTTGTTGTTGCGGATACCAGTAGCCAAGCCCTGACACAGATAACCACCACTGCCTTCCCATTTCGGTCTCTCAGCAGCTATTGCATCAGCAGTATCAGACGCGACTTCGCCACCTGCATCACAAGCCATGATACCATTAGCGCTGATTCCATCCTCAGAGTATCCGATCATATTCTGTAGACCAGCCTCAGAGAAGTCGTAATCGCTCATGGTGTCACCCATGTCAATTCCAAGATCGTTAAGAGAATCTAATGGGTAATTAGAATTAGCGAACAGGTCCTCGCTATAGCCGAACATGTTGTTGTACGCCTCGTCAGACGTATCCATGTTAAATGCGTTCTCGACATCATCCATGCCGGTGTCGATTTTGGTAGCCAAGTCACCAACGCCCTTCTCAGTAGCAACACCCATTCCTTCGAAGAACGGTGTCGCCGCTAATTCGCCATTTGCCGGGCTCATCATCCCAGTGAAACCGCTTACCAAACCGGCAGTACCGTCTGTTATGGCATCCTGAGACAAACCAAGATTATTTGAAATTTGCGGGGACATGTCGAAGAGTTTCGTAAAATCTTCTACGTTTCCGTTCATAGCCCCGCTCATCATTTGGAACGCGCCCACCGATGCATCCTTTGTCTCGTTTGCTCCATTTTGAGCGGCAGTGGCATTTTCGGCCTGTGCCTCTTTTATAGCCTCTTTCTGATCGAGTGTGTCTTTTACCGTATCACCAAGCTCGCTCTTTTTCTCCGCTACTTTCTTTTCCGCTTCCTCTACAAGGTTGTTACCCCAGTCTTGAGCATCTTGTTTTAAATCCTTTGCTCCTTGCTCGAGTACGCCTTTTACTTCTTCGCCAAACGGACCAAACAAACCTACGAATTTACCAAGACCGGTTATCATAATGGCCAGTAATTCCGTAAGAGCACCAACAAGCATCATCCCCACTTTAGCTTTTAAAACAGGGAAATTCTCCTCAAGATAAATGCCCATGTATGACAAGAACTCGCCAACCATCTGAATGATCGCAGCGAATATAGCACCTATCGCACGAAGTATTGTCACCAATAGGTTAAATATAAGTCCCGGTAATACCTCAGACGCTTTCTCAAGACCTTTGTTAAGACCGTCTAAGAAAGCGACTATTGCCATGATAATAGCCTGCGTTATACCACTAACAAGGGCAAATACAAACATGCCGATCGAATTGGCAAAAGCTTGTGCCTGCTCCCAAGTCATTGCTGTGAAGTTATTAAGAGCATTCGTGAACATCACGAACGCTGCCATGACAAGGAAAATGCCTGCTCCGATCGCCGCTATACCGATACCGAGAGTCATGACGCCCATGCCGATAGCAGATATACCCGCACCAGCCGCCGGGCCAAGAGCCGCTAATAATACAAGTAAACCGGTAATGGCGAATGTAATCATGATAAACAACGGAACTATAGTTCCTAATTTATCTCCACACTGACCAAGGATATACATCGCTCCTGCAAATATCAGGAACGCCGCTGAGATGGCCAATATGCTTGTTGCCATGGCACCAAATGTTGCAATAGCAAAACTAAAGCCTTGTAAATATGCAGTAGCGGCTACTAAACCAGATAGCACGGCAATAAATAAAATAAACGCCTCGATAGCCACACTAAAGTTCGGACTTCCTGCCAAGAACGTAAACAAAGCGAGCGGAACGACAAACGCGGTAAGAGCAAGAGCAACCGCAAGTAGACCACCTGCCGCTTGTGCCAGTAACGGACCGTTTATAGTAGTCTGTATCTGTTCACACATCATGGTCAATAACACCATTCCGCCGCCCATCATAAGTAATCCTGGTACCAATTTCTCAAGCGGTAGTGATGCAATAGCAACACAACCAATTGCAAATATGCTTATAGCGAGACCAAGCGTAACAAGCGCAACACCAAGAAGTGCTATCTTGCCAGCATTAAACGTATTGGTAAGCAATGCGGCTTCCTTCATAAATATACCGATGGCGAGAATTAAACCTGCACCTCGCATCAAACCCTGCTGATATACCGCATCGTCCATCTTACCAAGAACATTCACGCAAGCTACAAGCATAGAAACTGTAAAGCCGAATGCGAACAACATAATTCCGATACCAGTAAACTTAAGCGACTCTTTTATAGCTATCAGTAGACTGTTACCAATAGCTTTCACAACGTCGGCAAGGTTGCTCATACCAGACTTGATGACATCTGCGGTACCAACCGTACTCGCAACACTTGCTTCTGCCGCTTTAGCAGTAGCCTCACTTGCAGCCTTCTTTGCACCAAAACTAGCCAACGCACCTCTCGCGCTAGCAAGAAGTGTCAAACACAGAATTAATGCGCCTAATGCACCAGTTGCAGTCATTAAAGCTCGCTCATCAACACCAGACAACGCAAGTAAAGATAAAGTCAAATATCCAACTGCTTTAGCCGCAGTCAATAACGCATTGGCGGCAATCTGCCACTTAGTCATGGTTATTACACCAGCAAAGGACGAAATAGCCTCATAAATGTGACCTAATGCGCCTACTACGCCGCCTGCTGTCTTACCGGCATCGGTCAAGAACCCAAATATCTTCGTAAGGATATAGAAGCCAGCCATAGCCTGAAGAGTCTGAATAAAGTTCTCAAGACTACTCTCCATACCATAGATGAAGCCGTTGACAAGTGACTGAGCAATCCGAGCCATCCACAATAAAGCTTTGGTAAATACCGTACTGTTCTCGTCCTGATCGAAATTGTTCTCGAGATCGTTAAATATCCCGTTTATTTTGCCTCGGAATTCTTCGAGCTTATCGTACTTAATCGCGTCGATTTCTCGTATGAACTCTCGAACCGCCCCAACAAGTCCGCTTAATGAGGACGATATAGTAGTCCAGTCAACAGAAGACAGATTGTCTTTAAGCCGCAATACAGCCGCTTCGACAGACTGTAAGGTTGTATCGTTCTGTAAATAGGTATAAACTGTCTCAAATCCTGACGTTATCTTCTCTATAGCACCCATAATAAACTCGGCAACCTTGGAATTGGTTACCAGGTCAATTACAGTCGTTACCGCTTTGGATATGGTCTGGAATATAGGATTATTACGAAGTGCTTCAGAAACCTTATCGACAGCCGTGCGAGTATCATCAAAGGAGCCGCCAAAGTTCTTCATCTCTTTGGTAGGTTTCTGTGTTGAGAAGTCCTTAAGATTCTTAGAGAACTCCTGAAGTTTGTCACTAACCTTTCCAAAGACATTGTCCATCTTCAGTTCGTCGATGTCTTCAAAGTAGTCATGAACATTAAGGAGTCCTTGACACACTGTCTCAAGTACATTATCCCAATGCACATTCTCTTTAACAGACTCAGATACAGCATCTACATAGTCTTTTACCTTATCCGCTGTCTGCTTTACAGACTTCTTTTCTTTCTTCTGGTCTTTACTGGATTTACCGAGAGACTTGGCAAAATTCTCTACCGCCTCTTTTGCGTCCTCAAAGAACCCTTTTAAATCGACATGCTTATCGATCGTTTCTTTGATTGACTCGATTTTTGTCTTAATCTTCTCAAGAATCTCTTTGAGAGAATTATAGAAGTCTTCAGCCTTGGTCTTTACTGTTGTAAAGTATGGTCCAAGGTCAACGTACTTAGTAATCTCCTCAAACTTTGTCTTTAGTAACTCCTTAGCTTTCTCGACAAACCCCTTGAGACCATTCTCGAACAAACCGGAACTAAATAACTGCACAAACGGGTTGCTTGAGCCGAATACAAACATACTACCAAGTAGTTTGCCGATATCGGTGAGCTTCATGTTGTTTGTGAAGAAGTCCTTCAGTTTCTGTCCAAATGTTGTAAACTTAGGAGAAAGAGTCTTGATTACATTTCCAAGTTTCGTTCCTTCTCCAGTAATCTTCTTTATGTAATTTATTACATTTTGAAATTGTGTCTTAAGTTTTGTAAAGCCACCATTCTCTTCCGTAAAGAAGCTCTTCATGGCAGTCAATGCGTCGAGGAAGCCGAACTCAAAAGCCTTAACGAACGACCGAACGAAGTTTATGACCTTCATAAACGTCGGTCCAAAGTCATTAAGCTTCTTCACCGCGGCAACGAGTTTGGTGGCTATCATACCAGACAGCTTATAAACACCATCGATAGCATTCTTGAAACCGAATACATGTGCTATCTGTCCGGAGAACCATTTAAGGTTTCTTGTGACAATGCCGAATGCATTGTTGAATGTCTTTACAACCTTATCCGCGAACTCGTAAAGTTTGAACTGACCTTCGCCTTCCGTAAGTTTATAACCGACCATGGAAATAAGGTCGATGATTGTGTAGACTGTCTTAGCTACACTCTTCAGAAGAGTCTTACCAACAGTCGTTCCGATGCCTTTTACAATGCGACCAATCATTCGCAGAGGTATAAGAATCGCCTGTGTACACTGGTAAATCTTCTCAAGTGTAGGCGTTGAAATCATTAGCTTCTGTGTAAGCTGGTTAAGTCTGTATGATAGAACGATTAAGAAGTCGCTTACATGCTTAATGATTACGAGATTTCCTTTAAAACCTTCTCCGAAACTCTTTCTTAGAGCATCAAAGTTCTCAAGATACCGGTGACCAAACAGCGTTTCAAGGGCAAGTCCAATGTAGAAAAGCACGTTTCCAATGTTCTGTAAAATATTGGATATGGCCTCTGCCATCTGTGTTTTTGCACCGGACTGAGCCCACAGTTTTAAGATACCATTACGAGTATCCGCTATTCTCTGGATGAAACCAGAGATTACGTCGTTAACCTTTGTCCAGAGTTTTGTAGCTTCTGTGAGGTTACCAAATACTATCTCGAATGACTGAGCCCAACCAGAACCAACAGATTCCTTAAGAGCATCCATCATCTTACTGACAGTGGAAACTTCCTGAGCCGCCGCGAAAGCCTTCTTACCAACCTTGGTAGTCTCATCTGCATAATCGCCGAGTGTCTTCGTAAGGACATCGGTTGTCATCCAAAGTGAAGACAGAGACTCGTTGAAGTTAGAAGTAGCATCGAAAGCGTCTGAGGTATTACCAGCGGCATCCGTTGTAGTGGAAACGTATTTATCGCCTTCCTTAACAACAGTACCAAGAGCAAGAGCGTTCTTAAGCAACTGCTCCTTGAACTCTTTGGTTGCCATGTTCGCGTTCTCAATAGAACGCCAGTCGATGAGTTTTACAGCACCTGACGACAAAGCCTGAGCGAAGTTATACATCGCTCTGGATGCCTGGTTCGCATCGGCACCAGCAACAGCAGCCGCATTGGAAACACCTTGAATGGCTCGAACTGCCTTATCAAGTTTTACACCGGCATTCGTGAACTTACCGATGTTCGCCGTCATGTCAGAGAATGAATAAATCGTCTGGTCGGCATATTTATTCAGCTTCTCGAGATAGTCGTTTACCGTTTCAAGGCTCTCTCCTGTAGAGTTCATGATGGTCTTTACAGAGTCCATCTTAAGCTCGTATTCGTGCCAACCACCCTTTACCTGAGCAGTTGTGAAGGAGTTAGCCATGTTCTTTCCCCAGTTAATAGCTGACTGGGAAAGGTTATGGAAGATTTGGAAACCGAAACTTTCTAAGTATGAAAGCTTACTGGAGATGGACTGGATGCCATTTTGAATTGCATCAAAATTTATTCCATTAGCAACTGTCTGGAGATTGTTAAGACCCTTAACGCCGTTTTCGAACTGTAACCCCTTGTTAAAACGGTCAAGGTCCTTAAGCGTGTCATCGACTCCTTTGGAAAACTCTTTGTGGTCAAACTGTGCCTCCACCACCATTTGAGCTTCCCGTCGATCTATTGCGCTCATACTTGCCAGTCACCTCCCTCCATACTTCATCTGCCATTTCTTCGAAGACTGGTTTGAGAGCAGGGTTTATGTAATCTACGCCCTCCACCCAAGTTCCTCGCTTTGTAAAGTGTCCGTACTGTATCAACAAAGCAATCGAAATCGTTCTATCCAGATTGCTGTTCTTCCATGTTAAATGGACTAAACCTTGTCCGGTATCTTGTGTTATTTCGTAATACCAAGACTCGGCAGTCTTTCCCGTTCTTCGAGGAGTAACTTCACTGAGCTTCGCAACGCCCATTTCCCCGTACTTCTCTAAGAACGGAATAAATTTATTTGTTTTCAGTCGTTTCAAATCGGACCGAATCTCGTCCAGATTCTTCTTGTATTTATACCCGACTGTAGGAAAGACTAATCTACGAGCCATGTCTTACCCCCTGGTGTGGTATTTAGCCTTTCTTGCCTCGTTAAGCATCCTGTTCTGGTTCATGATGGAAGACTTACCCATCTTCTTAGGCGGCTGACTCTCAATACTGCAAACCCGAATAAGAGTAAGCAATCTGTTGAGATGCCACTTCTCACAGATGTCTATTGGTATGTTTTGAGCAACCATCCAGTAATAGATAAGCTCAGATGTGACTACTTTTTTCTTCGCTCTACTCTTGTCCTTGTCGTTGAACCATGTCGCAGTCATCGGGTCTTCTATGTAAGCGCGTATCTTCTCCCAATCCTCAGTGGTAAGAAGGAGATATACGTTCGGGTCAACGTTCTTGTTCAAGGTCATCATCTTGACATAATCGAGCATCTGCTCTGGTGTCTTAGGTGGCTTCTCTTCCAAGAACGGAACTTTCCATTTTGATTCCCATTCAGAGATTGCGTACAGCGAATGCTTGAGTCGAAGAGAGCACCCCTTGACGGGTATGAATTCTAACTTATCGTTGTCGAACAAATCTCCGTCTGGAATCTCTAATACCAATTCACAAGACATTCGCTGTACCTCTTACTGTTTTTATTTAGGCATCTGTGCGGCAACATCCGGCGGAACAATACCTCTGATGAACTTAGCCGCATAGTCTGCATCTCTCGCGAGTTTCATAAACATAAACTCGTAAGCCGGGCTCTCTGCGAAAGCCTTTGTAGCTTCCGGATCTTTGATGAAGCGCTGTCCATCGAGAGATTTCTCGCCGTAAGACATCTGAATAATCTTCTCAAAGAGGTTGATAAGCTGCTCGCCATCTCTGGTCTCGATGATCTTATTTACGAACTTGTCAAGACCGCCAGAAGAACTCAGGTTGAGTCTAGCAAGCTCCGGCTTAGAAAGATGAAAAAACAATGTGCGCTCCTGCTCTTCGCCATCAAAGTCTGTGTATTTTACTTTTTCTGTAAACATATAGTTCTCCTCCTTAAATATTTGTTGTTACGAGAACATAGCGATTACGTCATCCGGTGTCGGAAGATAAGCATCTTCACTCTGTGTACCATAAAGAGCTGCCTCAAGCGTATCGAGGTCGGCCTTTGCCACCTTTGTAGAGTCGATTGTAAGAAGAGATACCTTCTTCTGCACGCCATCGATTGTAACATCAACCGGAACCGTGTCGAATTCCCAGCTGAGTGTAGCTGCCTCCGGAGAATCATTCACTGTCTCATAACTTCTCTCAGACGGAGATGCCGTAGCACCATAGATAAGATGAAGCTTATAGCCGTGATCAAGACCGTCAACGTCATTACCGATCTTTGTTCTGAAACTGAAACCGAAAGTTCTTCTTCCCTGCTGACCGATGACGATGCCTCCCTTGACGATCACAGAGCCATCGCATACTGCCCACTCATCCGGATACGTAAATGCTTCGATCGTACCGCCGAACTCCTCAGCACCTCTGAGGTTGGCGTAAATTGTGTTATCTGCATACTGCTTGTTGGAGTCTGCGCCTGAAGGAGACTCTGTTACAGATGTCAGACCATTCCAAGCCACACCAGGCTTGTATTCATTATTGCTGTCGAGAACATAAAGAACACCTCTGTCTGTACCAGTCTCAAAGAGCTTCTGGCCGGTGCCATCCCATGTCAACATAGCCATATGAGGAAACCTCCTTAATAAAATATTGTATATACGTTGTGATTACTGCCGTTGCTCGTATAAGGACGGTCAAACGAACAATAGTCAAATAAAAACGGCAACTCTGTTATCAAGGGCAAGTCGGGGTCCTTGGTAATTAGAGTTACCGTGTATCTCGCAAGTCCGATATACTTTGTATCGTCTGCGTGCTGTGTGTCGAGACCGTCTCGTGAATAAACGATTTTGTCTCCACTGTAAAGCTGAAGGTTCTCTGGTGGTTGGAAGTAGACGTAAGGAGAACCAAGCGCTTCTACAAGCTTTGCGTGCAGTTCAGTCCTTGGTCTCATTCGTACAGCCCTCCTAAAGTGAGAATAAGTCGAGGGTATTCAACTTCAACGTTGGTGACCTTCCACTTATTCTCCATCCACTCAGCATATCTGATATGCATGAAGTTCTTATAGGCAAAAGGGTCAGCTACGATTGAGAGGTTGTTGCTTACAGTTATCTCACCATTAACCGTGCTTCCGTCCTGAAAACGGGAACTGCTTCGAACCACATTACCAGAATAAAAACGCTCCTCAATGTCTGGCATAAAGACACCGGGAGCTGTTTCATGTGAACTGGCGAATCCTATCGCACCATACCATCTTGCCATTTTGATTTTCTCCTAACTTATCAGGAAGTCTTCTTGAGAACGATAGCGCTGAACGGCTTCGTAAGAGTACCGGAGCAACGACCTTCCATCAGATACTTCTGCTGGTTGAAGTCGATATCGAAATCTTCAAATGTAGAGATTTCGCCGCCTCTGTCCGTACCAACAGTGTAGTCGTTCAGGTTGACGATCAGGCCGTAGATGTCTGTCGGCATGATTTCTTCCGGAATCGTAACGATACGGCTTACACGCATCTTCTTCTCAAGCTTGCTCTGGTCTTCGTACAGATCGTGTCCGTCAGCATCCTCAAGCAGGAGCATATCGATCAGCATATCTTCAGACATGAACATGATCGGGTTGCCGGAACCCCTGTAGGACTTTCTTGCCTTATTGCAAGCACGGATAACATTCTTTGCAGTAGCATCGACATCTGCGCCGGTCGGAACAGTGTACTTGATGCAGAAGAGGTCGTCCTCTTTAACGATCGGATGGATGCAGTCTTCTTTGATCTTATCTTCGCTGAGCGGATCTCTGCCATCAGAGAACAGGATTGCGCGGGCGATTTCCTCATCCAGCTTCATGCGCATCTCACGCTTGAGCCAGTTGACAACATCGAAGCTCTTGATGTCGAGAATATCATCACGATCCAGCTTATTGCGCTTGTAAACCGTGCAGGGACCTACAGACCTTCTGAGCAGGCCGAAGACTTCATCTTTCTTTCTGTTACCCTTCATATAACCCTTAGCGCGGGCTTCATCCTCGGTGATGTCGGCGTACTGCATCTTAACTCTGGCGATCGGGCTTCTCTTTACGCCCTGCATAACGACCTTAACCCACTCCTGATCGTAGTTGATGAATTCAGGCTCTGTACCGTTTATCGGGGTAGCATCCGGGAACAGATAATCGATGGACTCGATGCCATATTCTGCTGCGTGTGCGATAAATGCTTCTTTGAACTTTCCGTTTCTCTTAGCCTCGGTAAGGACGGTGTTCTGAAGATCTTCGAAATCTGCATGGGAAAGGGTTCCTACCTGACCGCCCTGCATACCTTCAAAAACATTGTATTTCATATTTCCTCCTTCATCGAAGTGTGCGGCCTCGCCGTCACCTTCACTCATTTTGCTCTTTATTTCAGAACCATGCTCAGCGATGTAGTCGAGAGCAAGATACATTGTCGCCTGATCCTCTTCCGGCAACGATTCGATAATCTCTGTAAGGCCGCGCTGTTTCTTCTGGCCGCCGTCACCCTTCTGCTTGGGCGTCTCTTTCTCTTCTTTTTCTTCTTCCTCGTCAGATTCCTCTTTGTCAGCGTGCATGATAGCCGCCTCTTCCTCATCAGTAAGCTCACCAGAATCGTCCAGCCAACCGTCGATAGAGGACATTGAGATCACGGCTTCATCCGCATCGAAGTCGTAGGAATAACTTCCGTCCGAATGCTGAATGATTGGGAACTCGATCGTTGCACCCTCGTTCGCCCCGGCAAGAACAAGAGACACTTCTTTGATGTCTCCATGGTATACATTGCCGCTCTTCTCACTGAGATGATTAGCAAAGATAGAAAGCGCAGTTATATCGCCATGAGCAACAATCTCTCTTGCGGCTTCTGCGTTCTCTGTATTGTTGAAGGCGCCGTATGCGTACATACCTTCCGGACGTCCTTCCAGAAGCACCGATCCAAGAACATTCGTAATGTCGTTATGGTTATGCTGGTATACAAGTGGTACCTTCTTACCAGCGCAATTGGAAAACGCTCCATGACGAATGGTTCTTCCATCTGTGCATTTAATGTTGTACTTTGTCGCCCAACCAGCGAAATCGTACTTAAACGCCATTTTGATTTTCCTCCTTATTTTCACTGCCCTCGGGTTTACTCTCTTCTATTTCTTCATTGGACTTGTTCAGGTTCTTATTCCTAAGCTCGTCCGCACCTTCTTGCTTGGACGGCTTGAATCCGATAATGCCTCTCACCTCGTTGGAGCTGAGAATCTCGTTACGAGTGAACTTATCGGCAATATCAGCCATCTGGTTTGCAGGTACTAACTTGAAGACATTATGGAAGAAGAATATCGACTGACCGCGTGAACGTGCGTTGGTTGTGAGGAATTTCCATTTCATAGCATCTACCACAGCAGAGACTATTGGTTCAACAGCTCGGTTATAGTAGTTGAGCATTTCTTCCTCTTTGGCGGTTCCGTCAAGGACAGCAGGTGTAATACCAAATTGCGAATACACCTGATTTGTGTAATACTCGATCTGGTCGAGTAGTTTGTTTTCAATCGCTCGATTGAGCTGAGTCACATGTTCAGTTGCGTCTATATACGCGATACCCAATTGAGAATCTTTCAACTGAGTTTCGATATCATTCAGACGTTCGTTAGCCAAGGCTTTCTTAGCAGGCGATTTCAAAGAATATGGCAACTGGATGATTAAGTCCAACTTACCGGAAGCAGATTGTTCGTCAATGTTATCTAATAGATTGAGTTTTCGTATCAGTCGCTGTAATGTCGAATTATACTGATTCATTACTTGATAGAACGGATTCTCAACTATAGCAACAAACGACTTCATAACCATTACTTCTTCTTTTTGTCCTTTAGCCTCATTAAAAACCTCAACTCGGACCATGTCGGGGAACCACTCTTTGATTCGTCCGACTCGCATAGAATAGATGTCATAACATCCTGTATAACTCGGGTCTGTGTCACAATCTGTAGGTACGATGGCTATACATCCCTCATCCATGAGGGACATATATACATCCTGAAAGAATGCTCTCGATGTCTGGTCAGCGTTTGCCGCCAGATTAAAGCAATCGTTAAGACAGCCCTTTATCGGCTTTTCATACCTTCCGTCGTTGTCTAACTGTACATGTTCTATTCGAATAGCGGCGCAATCTAACGCTATTCGGTTAAGTATCGCACCGACAAAAGAACGCTCATTACCGTAATGAAGTCTTGCTCTATCCGGTCGCTGAGCGTTTCCGTAACCTGTTCGATATGAAATTGTCGGGTCGCGTCCCATGAAGGCATTCCACGCGTGTGCAATACGGTCTCTTAAACCCATCGGTCATTACCTCCATGTCATTTTGATTTTCTCTTAGTGGTTTTTGATACAAGCCGTAAGTGACTGAAATACTCATCCTTCCGTTTATTAAACGCATCTGCCAACTGGCGTCCGCGCTCCTTTGCCAGATTAATGGTCTCCTGGTTTGCACCTATATGGATAGAGCCGAACATCTTTGGTTCATTTTTAGGCTTTGATTCCGTCTTACCTGTAGCGCTCTGATACTTGTTCCGGTACGTATTTACTGTTTCCTTCACATCGTTTGTATCGTAGAGACCGCGAGTCATGTTAGAGACAACGAAGTCCAACACAGGATTACTTGACTTTGGTTTTGTCGTTTCCTCTGTTTCCTCTTCTTCGTCGTCTTCTTCGTCATCTAATCCGCCGCCTCCGCCAGAATAGATGTCATACATACTCGGAGCGGACTTTTTTTGAACGCCGTATCCATAATGCTCTCTTCCGGCAGGTGTAAGACTTCCGTCTTTGTTCTGCCACTGACGAACTCCTTTTTTCTGCCCTTTCACTCCGTAATGCATAAGGTATCCATCGACGACGATGTATTCTGGTATGTCTGAGTGTTTGGCGGCTCGCTTACGCTGTGACCGCACAGAAGATTCGGAAACACCGGTCATACGTGCGATTTCAGTAGATGAATACCCCATCTTTATAAGATCTGGAATGTCGCCTTGATTATATGTTTTCTCGCCCTTAACAGACTCCTTTTTCAAATAAGCCTCCTCATAGGGCTTATAATCAAAGGTCTGCATGTATGTTTTCTTATCTTTCAGATACTTCTCATACTCTCGCAACCGGGCATTTTTGTCAGATTTAGACTGTCCATCAACAAGTCCAGGAGCATTCTGTATTGTTTCTAAGAAGTCTCGATCATAGTTATCAGTCTCTCTGGCGCGTTTAAGTTCGTTAGCAATCCGAGCTTTATCGTCTCTAACCTGAGCGTCTGTCTTCTTGACAGACTCTTTATTTGCACGTGCTTCGTAACTCTCATACATAGCACGTTCGAAGGGGTCTTCAAGAGACTCTTTAATTTTCTGAGCCTCGCTCGTCTTAACCTTATACTTAGTTCCGTACTCTTCCTTATGAAGCGGAATGTAAGAAGCGGCAAAGCCAGGTATACCAAACATAAATGTAGAGCCAGCAATGATTGCTATTTCTTTACCATTATTGGTGTTGATAGCGGCTGTCTTACTATTTATGTCATAGCCTTCGTCTTTAGCCTTAGCCTGAATCTCAGCTATACGTTTATCGATGGATTCAATATTCTTCTTATGTTCGTCAATTATAGCCTGATAACGAGCCCTTGCTGTCTTATAGCTATCAAGAGCCGCTTCACCACGCTCTTTAGTCTCGCGACCTTCTGCCATAAGTTTTCGCATTTTGTCGCTCACGCCATCGTAGTAATCGATGTCCGGCTTTACATCACGCATCTTACGCTTATTAACCGCCTTGATCTTCTCAGCATCATTAAGCTCTCTGGCGATGTCTTTGTTACTTCTACGGGTCTTTCCATACCCATAATGCCTATAACCAGCTTCAGTAAGAGAACCATCATAATTCTGCCAGCGCCTTACACCCCATTTCATACCCTTAGAACCAGAGTGTTCAAGATACGAAACAGCCATGTCGTAGGACATGATAGAGCCGTTGATTATGAAGTAATCGGAATGTTTAATTTTCTTACCGTATATCTCGTCTAAAGCCCGAACGAGTTCGGCTCCATTCAATACACTATACTTAACATCCGTCAAATCAAGATTGCTGTAGTCGTCAGACCCAGTGTCATACTTTGGTTTCTTAACATCCTTAAGAACCTCTTTAGAAGCTTTACTGACGTCTTCGCCACCTAACGTATTCCATATGTTCTGTTGTCCATTTTGTTTTGAACTCGGAGTCCACGGCGCAGTCTGCATTCCACCACCCGGCGGATTGTTCTTAGGCTGGTTGTTACCACCCTGCTGATTGCCACCCTTATTTTTGGGTTGATTATTATTGTTGTTCTGCTGGTCGCCGCCCTTATTCTGGTCTTTGTTCTTGTCGTCCTTGCTACGGCGATCCGCAGTGTCATTGGGGTTGAACAAATGGTGACCTTTAATCAAGTAGACTGCTTCATCCATCTTCTTAGCGAAGTCAACGCCAGACTGAGCCATCTTGAATGCCTTGTCTGCGGCGTCGATATACGTCTTAGCCCTCGTGATAGCAGCCTGCTGGTCTTCATAGCGCTTGTCATTGACCTGTTTACGGATAGCGGCTTCCTTGTCAAAGCGGACACGTGCCGCTTCGAGTTCCTCATTTGTAAACAAGCGCCGGTTCTTAGGTTTGAGAAGTTCATCAGGACCCTTAGCAAGAATCTCTTTCTTATACTTCTCGTCAGCCTTCGCAGCCTTTGCTTTCTTTTCTTCTTCTTTTGCCTTCTTACGGGCATCCTTTTCGAGACGCTTCTGGGTCTTCTCTCTTGCCTTCTCCTCAGCAATCATCTCACGATAAGCCTTCTTCTCTTTATGCTCCTTAGCACCCTTATCTCGAATCTGAGATTCGGTGTTGAATCGCTCATTAAGAGACTTAAGCTCTTCATTCGTGAAATACTCAGGGTTCTTGGCAACACCCTCAGCAGTCTCGGCGGCTTTCCTCTTACGACGCTCGAAATCACCTTCGTCGGCTTTTCGCTTCGCGTTCGCAATAGCCTTAGCTCCTGATACAGCCGCTTTTCCAACAGACTTAGCACCAACCTTCAAACCTTCCTTGGTTGCCCATGCCGCGGCAAGAGCGTAATCCTTCTTCGACTTACCATAGCCGTAGTGGATTCGACCAAGGGGAGTTAGAGATCCATCCTCGTACTGATACCATCGCTGACCCCAACGCATCTTCGGCGTTCCGTAATGAGCGAGATAGTTCGTTGCTGTATCATATGACATGATGGCGCCGTCAATTATGAGGTAGTCATCATGTCTAATAAGAGGAAAACCCCCATTTTGATTTTGCATAGCTTTTCCTCCTA